GGACGGTTGGCTGATAGATCCTAACCCACCGGGTCGTGAATACAACCCGGTCACTGGTCTGCACACCCACCTTGTTTAGAGCTGGGTCCAAGTACGACAAAGAATCGTACTCAGCTGCTTCGATAAAATACTGAAGCAGGTCAGACCAATCATGTCGCCTCTCCGTCTCCTGTTGTTCCCTGGGTACTATGGTTTTGTACTCAAGGACCTGTAAATCAGCATTCCACCTTCTCTTCAGTGGTTTGGTGTTTACAGGCAGGAAAGTCTCGAGGCGCACGCCGCCCGCTGGACTGGGAGACCTATAGACATACTGTCTTAGGCCCTGAGGGATTAGTTCCTCCATCATGGAGGCTATGTCCCAAAATCCTTTTTTGTAAGCGTTATTACGCACTTCAATCCAGGATACCAGTTGGGCAAACGAGGACGGTTGGCTGATAGATGTAAAGTAAAGGGGGGTTACTTCCCTTCCTTTATAAGCATCCATGCCGCAGGATTCCCTAAAGAATCCTTTGGTGTGAGTCTTATCAGCATTTACTTTTAGGCCAAGGCTTTCAAGTAAAGCAACCGTCACATCAGCAGCGAACTTGGGGACAATGATATCATCCCCAAATACCCGTATCTCAAAGTTTCCTTCCTCGATAAGAAGAAGTAAATCAGAGAGAGTCACGTCTCTAGCTTGGATTCCTAGCGATGCTAGAGCTGCAGAAATAGCAGCACCAGCGTAAACTAGGGTCTGAACTGGAAACGTCACCGCGGATCCCTGAGGTGCAAATTTCTTCATAAGCACCTCCTGGCCTGACAGTGGGTCGTACACACTTGGGGTGCGACACGCCCAAAAGGCCTCAAGCCAAGGAGTTGAGTAAAAACGCTCAACTACTTGAAGCGAGAGGCGGTCAGAAGCTGATGATAAGTCAATTGTGACTGTATCACCAGTTAGAGATCCACTCCTAGCATCCTCCCGTGAGGGAGTTTGATCGGAGAATGACACGACACCCTTTGCAAGTTTCGTTAGAGAGCGTTTTAGACGCTTCATAACAGCTTGCTGGATGTACATGTTAGCGGTGGGTTCAGAAGCGATCACTCGAGGCTTGTTCAGCGTTTTTGGAACGCAAATGAGCTTGCTTCGAGGGTTTTCACCCCAGTAATCGGCAAGACTTTCCTCGGCACTGTCGTGCACGTGAGAAGCCCAACCGTTTGCAGGGAAGAGAACGGAAAGTCGCTTAGGCCAAGAGGGAAAAGAGAACTTATCTCCCCCTCTAGGCAGATCTGAAACCGATCCGGGTCCATGCTTTGGTCTACAGTCATCCCAGTCCAGGTGAAACTCACCGAAGACGAGGAGTTTTGAGACGATATCGAGATTGGATAGCGCGAGCCAAAGAAGATGCTCTCCGCCGTTCCATAAGTCTTTAAAAGATAGACTATGGACTTGACAGAGATTATCGCTGAAGCAATCACTATTCCAATCAAGAGAAGGCTCCGCCAATTGGTGCTCAATCTCAAAGAATTCTGAGATAGCATTCCTTTTGGCCTTATCCGTTGATTCCATTTCCACCTTTTTGAAGGCGTAAAGGATTTGACGGGTAAGCGTGACTGTCTCGACATCTGGATCACGACTTGATCCAGATTCGTCGAAGGACCAGAGGAGGAGTGACTCGAAGAGCCACCCTCCTGACCTTCTGAGGTTACTGGGGATCTTTTCCCAGTGAAAAGTGCCCTCAGAGAGGCCCTTATCGAAAATCTTCCCAACTTTCGGAAGATCTTCGAGCAGAATTGAAGGGCCTCTGTGATCAACGCGCTTGAAAAGTTCATGTGCGTCGGATCTCAAGGTTCGCATGTCGCTGTTTGCTATGCACCTCTCAACCTCATTGAGGATGGAGAGGAACATGGGTAAAGCAACATGCTTGACAGTGTTTTGTTTCATCCGGGGTTCCTTTGGTTAGGGACGCCGGCAAGACACCTCCTGAAATACCGTCCTTAGTATGAGAGCATTAGCTCTCACGACCAAGAACGGCGGCCTCCACTCCCGCAGCAGCCACGAAGTCCTTCAAGAACTTCTGGACACTGGCCGAGTCTGCATCGATCTGATACAGACCGGAAGTCTGCCAAACAGTCCACTGAGAGACTGTCCGCAGAAGGGACTGAGTCGCCGCGTCGTAATAGTTAACATCGACGCGGGCCAAGTGCGATTCCACACCAGAGGCATTACGTTTCTTTGGAAACGTGTGCTTGATGGTGAGGGTAACGTCCTTGTCAGTTCCAACTTTTGCGAAAAAGTTGGAAGTGTAGGCATCTTGGTTAACCTTCGTCAGAATGACGGGGGTTGCGCCAAGGTTCACGGTATAGGAGTTTGCAAGCATGTGATGTACTCGTTACGTGTCTCTATCGAGACGTACTAGTTACGGAAGTTACTCAACAAGCATCGTGAGATATGGTTAATAATCCATACCCCAGGGATCCAATTCAGGTCGGACATCTTTAGTCCAACCTTTTCTGGAAATCCCCCCTGGACCTCTCGCGATCCAGAGTGACGCTAACGTGCCCAATTGAGCTCCAGTAAGAACGGAGCCCATGGGTAACACGGGCCTTGGACTAGCACCAACCAGCCTTTGCATGGATTTTCTATGTCCATCCATCGGCGTGAAAGGAGCTGGACTCCAAAGCGGCGAAGTTGCTACGGTCTCGTGTGTAAAATGAGTAATTTTCTCAAGACACACACTCATCTTGCTGACTTGATAGCCTGGAATAACATTCAGGCCGCCAGCAAGAAAATCGCTTACTGACCAAAAATAGTCAATAAGCCATGACCATGGCATAACTTGCCACGCTACGTAAAGCGGATGACCAAGCAATGCACTACGCACTGCGTCAGTCCTATCAGTGGTTGGGGGTTTGTTTCCCTTGCCCACAGTGATCTGATGGTATTTTACCACCCAAGCCTTAGCAGTTGATCTGCGAATGACTTGAACGGTTCGACCACCAGCCGCATAACGAGATCCCCTTTCGGTTCGAGAAATGCTTTCCAGCATTATCTTTTGCCTTTGGGGACCTTTACGTAGCTCCTCTAACTCTCTTGCACGGCGCTTTATCTTGTCCTGGATATCCAGGAGTTTGATCATGTCCGAAAACATGGGCGCCCACCCGAACTGAGCCTGGATAGGTATTTGGTTTATAGCCACATACTTACCATATTGCTCGTTCCGCCATCGCAATATCCTAGGATATTGTCTAAGTTCGATGACGAATTGTGCCAAATCAACTATTGGCACATTTGGGTTCGACTTTGCAAGGGCCATGTTCCAATACTGGGAGACATCACGTCCTCCAATAGCAGAACAGTGCCCGAGCTGAGAGTCAGTGTAAGAGTAGGGTCCAACAAGTGAATTCTTGTATAAATCTCGGAAGATTTCATTCGTTCCGGGATTGGACCCTAGGGCGGTACCATTCAACCTACCAGGTCTAACACGCAGCTTGTTGGCTGTCATGTTAGTATCCGGGTAAGGGGTTGAATTGGTAGAATCCCACATTTCCTCGAAGGAGGAAATGCCGGTCTGCGGTGAAAAGAAGTTCTTCACCGTACCGCGCCAGTTCTTGTCCGTGTTGAATCGATGCGTCCTGTCCATGCCGCCACCAGAAATTTGGTTTCCAAGTTTCTTACGGTAACGACCTGGCATAGGACACCTCAGTTGAGTAAGGGACATGATGTGCGTGTCACGTACACGCTGTGCGCCTTAGGGCGC